GACCATCCATTGGAACATCGCTGTCATCCAAACGCTGGATAGCACGACGGATACCAGCATCAGTCAATGCAGAAGCGTTGTTAGAAGCAGCAACATACAATGTGGAACCATCACCACCGATGTAGCCTTTGGTGTAAGCTGCTGTGTTAGCACCAGATTGAGCAACACGACCTAATTTAATCAAGTCTGTGTCAACTTGTTTAGCCAAAGCGTAGCCAGCGTCGTCTGTGTAGAACTGACGTAGTGAAGACAATGCTTGAGCTTCGACAATATCTTCAATCAAACGGCTGTATTCGTAATGATTGTTGATAGATACTGTTACTTCTGATTCAGTTGCTGCAATCAATGTAACTTGTGAACCTGCAGTTTTGGAAGCTGCGGAACCACGAGTTGGAACAGGGATATGAACTGTATCGCCTTTTTTGCCTTTGAAAGACATCTTTTTAACAAGATTAGCTGCTACTAATGATTTTTTGTAAGCAGCGGCAATTTCGTCACTCCAGATTTCTGGGATGAACGTTGCTGCTGTTGTGACTGTGACGTGGTCTGTACCTAATGCCATGATAAATTTCCTTTAAATTATAAATTCTAAAATTACTTGACTCGTCCTTGGGCATAAGCACTCATGATTTCATCTTGAAGTGCCATGTACCGGTCAGGGTCCGTCATTCTCAGTTTAATAAGGTCTGCCCTTCGATATACTTTTCGGCTAGTCTCACCAGCGCCGCCAACATCTACAGTTGCTGCCCTCATTGCTTGTTCTTGAGCTTTGTTCTCGGCTTTCGCTGTTTGAACATTTTGAGTTTGCTGTTTGATTTGTTTAAGTTCTTTGTAGGTACTTATCAACTCATCAGCGCTTTCAAAATCATATTCAGCGTCGGCTTTGGCAAACATATTTAGACGTATTTTAGAAGATTTAACCCAATCTTGGAATCCAGCATCTTGTGAGATAACTGAAAAATCAGGATGTTTAGCCGACAATTGTTGTGTCGTCTTCATCTTCCGCATTTCTAAAGCTGCTTGTCTAGCTTCAATTACAGCAGGGTGCTTTTCAACTTGTCTGTTAACTGCCTGTTTAGGGTCTACAAAAAAGTCTTCGTCAAGCGATTCTTCAATTGGTTGGGTTTCTCTTGCTCTAGAGTCGAGTTGTTGTTTTAACAGTTGGTCTGCAAGTGAACGTACTTCATGAACCTCATTTGCTTGGCGACCTATTAGCTTTTCAGCTTCTTGGTGCATCCTTGCAATATCAGCAGCAGATTTACCACGATACTTCTCAGGTAATTCTTCTACAGGTTCAGTCTGTTTAGTTTCAGGTTGTGCGTTAGCGTCTGAAACTGTTACATCGTGTACTACTTCTTGCTCATTGCCGTTAAACAATTCTTCTTCTTGAATAAAAGTCGCTGCCATTTAAAGTCTCCTGTCACCATATCAAGTGATTTTAGGATTAATAATCTAAGGCTCTTACGAGGTATCTTAGGAGTTTTGTTTCTGCTCTAGTTTCTGTTTCTCAGCTCTATTTCTAGCCCATCTATCTGCCGCTGCAGAGAAGTTCCCTGAAAATGGTTCCAAATAGATAGTAGGAGTTGAAATCTGTCTTAAAGCAGGTTTACTACAATCCTTACACGCTACTTCTGTCACCTCATAACTAACAAAGTGTTCGTGTAAGTGTCCCTCTTCACAGAGGAAATCAAATACCCTAAGAGCCATCTGCTGAGTCTCCCGACATGAGCTGCTCATAGGTCTGTGATGAACTGTCTTTAAGGCTTAATAGCCACTGAAGAACGTCTAACTGCCCTTTCTTCATAAACAAATCATTTTCATTCTGTATTGCTACGACTTTATTCAATCCGTCGAAGAAGCCTTGAGCGTCTTCAATCAAATCTTTCCAGCCGTCTGTTGCCATCATCGAGAATCTTGCCTCGTAATAGGCTTGTAATTTTTCATCCATTCTTTGTCCTTTTGGAGAATGTAAGTGAGTGCTTACTTACTTATATAGCCGTATTTTACCACAGTTTTATTGAAAAGTCAAGCGTTTTATTAGTTTTTCTTCATCTGAAGTTCAACAATCTTGCCACGATTGACAATATCTTGCTCTTTTAAAGCTAATTCACCAATTTTTAGACGCTTTTCAAAGTCAGTCATCTGTTTCTCTGGCTTATTTACCTTAGATAGAGCTGTTGCAGCCTTTAATTGCATCTCTTGTGGAGCCATTTGTGCTTCAATCATGGTCTTTTGAGCATCTGCAGCATCTTTTTGTGCTTTTGCTTGCAACGATTGAGTCTGAGCCTGACTTTGCTGTATCTGCAACTGTGCTGCCATCTGCTGCATTTGAGCCTGTTGTGGGTCAGGTTCACTCATTTTGGTCAATGCTTGCTCCATTTCAGCCCGATTAGATAGGCTAGAGTTAGCAATAATACCTTTGAGGATGATTGGCAATACAGGAGTATTAGGTCCTAGTGTTTGTAACAAGCCAATAAGCTGTTGCTGTTCATATTCACGAGCCATAATACCCAAAGTAGCTGTAGGAATGAACTTCATGTCTACAGAAGGATAACGCTCAGGGTCAAATTGCATATAACGGAAGACCGCTTTACGAATCAACGGAACCATGAAGTCTTCTTGGAAATTTGTCAGGGTACGCTTGTACTTCTTGATAATTCCAGACACAGCCATCGACATACCAGCGCCAGATGAGTCACGAGTAGCTTGAGATACCATGCCTTGGCTATCTAAAGTACCGGTTGCCATCAAGAGCATACGCTCAAACTCTTTAGAAGTAGCAAAATTTTCAGGACTTACTTGTCCAAATTTAAATGGATAGAGGATTTCTGCTGGATTACCATTGGTAAGAATCGCTTTACCGGGTTTAACTTCAAACTTAGCACCTCTAGGAAGCCTTGTAGCGTCCATAGCAATCATTGGAGCAGTAGTTAGGGCTAGACTATCTAAATGGCTGCGAAGCTGTGCATCAATTGCCTTTTGCATATTGTAGGCTTTTTCTACTGTGCCACGACCCCAGAAACGATTAGGGACAGTATCGTCTTGATAAGATACGATAGGGCGGTCATTGGTCATGTAGGGATTCTTTTCTGCTTTTAAGAGCAGTCCATCATTGGCAATTACCACAATCGCTTCAACTAAGTCGCTATAGTTGTCCGCTACTGAATCATCTGGAAACAGGTCAACAACCTCTTCTCCATCTTTGTTTTCAAGTTGTTCTAAGTATTCTCTAGGAACTAAACCATAATAAGTAAGAAGTTTGACTTTATCATCTTGATACTGAATGACTTCTTGAGTTACTTCTAAGTCATCATCTACTGCAGCAGGTCCAATATTGACTTTGCGATAGATACCTTTTTCCATTCCTTCTACGACTTTGTGAATAGATACAAACTTCTCAACTGCACAGCCCATTGCATCATCAATAGAAGTAGCGTTAGGGTGAATTAAGAAATTCTTAGGATTGACTGGGTTTACTTTAACACAGAAGTATTCTTTTTCTTGTATTCCATAAGCTGCTTGTGTTGTTCCCGGCATTGGCATTGTAGCAGGAATAAATTCTTTTTCTTGCTTAACGATAAGTTCACCAATACCAGTACCATAAATCTCTGCCATCAATTCAATTTGGTCAACAGCTTTACGAATCTTGTGTTTTTCTAAGTCTTCTTTAAGCAATGCTTTGATTGCTTCAACATCCATTGGATTGTTGTTTATGTCTGTGATGTCGTCTTTGATGTCAAAGAACTCACCATTACCAAAGACTGCTTCCATGATTTCAGCATGACGAGTCTCAACAGCTTGCTGCGTAGCAGGACTAATTAGACGACTACGCTCTGATTCACGAGTCTTATCTTCGGAAGCCCAGACACCACGAAAGATACGCTCATACTCTTTCCAGTCTTCTAGATAGTTCTCATCACGAGAATCTCTCCATCTATCACAATGGTTTACAACAAACGCAGTAAGTTCCTTATCGGACTCAGAGGGTTCTTCCCACATCGTACCTTCGTTCATGTCCATGTTCTCAGCCATTTTGTTCCTTATTAATAACCACTAATTACGTCAAGAGTTTCCCACTCATCTCCGCCATCGTCAGCATCAAAGTTAGGTCTTACAAGTTGTTCAATGTACGCTAAAGCATCGACAGTATCATCGTGTACACCTTGCGTTGGAAACATCAACAACTCATCTACAAATAATTCAAAGTCTGTGTCAGCATTTAGCACAATCCTGCCATGCTCAAAGTTACCTTGCAAAGCCCAAGTAACCCTATCTACTTTCTTTTTATTGCCATGCGTCAATTCTTCGATGTGTGCGTAACAGTTCATTCTACGCATTGCATCCATCAAAGGATTCATAATTGCTTGTTTAGCGATTCCTCGCTCAATCCCTACAGCCAGCGGCTGGTATTCTTGTATGTTCTTGAGTATTCTAAGCGCAGTTTCTTCAGTCGACCAACGACCACATTCAATTTTGTCCACAAACCACACATTGCTGTTATCTACCTTCACACACGCTATAGCGGTTTTATCGAGTCGTTTATTAGTTTGCTTCTTACCAACTTCTTCAAAGCCAGCACAGTCTACTGCAATATACCATGAACCATCTTTAGGTTCTTCACCAAACTTAATCCATTCTTCTTTAAACAATCCAGAGCCTGAGTTGTTAAAGGAAGACAAATACTCTTGGTTAAATGCAAAGGAACTTAACGTACGCTTTGCAGCTTCAATCTCTTTAGGGTCAATCGTCTCATTATCTGCGGTGGTAAAGTGCCAAGACTTCCAATCCTCATCTTCTCCACTTTGTCCCAACTGAAACCACTCATAAAAGTGATTACGACCAGAAGGAGTAGAAATAAACATTGCTCTACCTTTTTTATCTGACAACGCTGCACGAAGCACTCGTTCCCAAATCTCTGGTTTAATAAACGCTACCTCGTCCATTACCAAATATGACAAAGACACACCACGCAAAGAGTCTTGGTTATCAGCTCCTCTAATGAGGATTTTCCTGCCGTTAACTAAAGTAATCTCTAAGTTGTTAATGTGAGCAGATTTGATAATGGGTCTGCCTAAGTCCATTAACAAGTCCCACATAATGGTACGAGCTTGTCCT